CTACCGAACTGAAGCATAGCTTTGAAAGTTGTTTACAACTCTCTTTCTCTTGACTGCCTTTAAGTCCCTTACGATTGTGCTTGATAAAATCTCCGAATATATTTCTGTAGTCTTAACTGAAGTATGACCTAGTAGCCGCTGAACTGTTGTTATCGGTACTCCCTGATGGATGAGTAAGGTAGCACATGTATGACGTGCGGTATGATAGGTCACATGTTTCTTGATCCGGGCCATGGAGGTAATAACAGACAGAGCCTTATTTACTTCCGAATTACTGCCTAAGCTGGCAAATTCTGTTATACAGTTGCGATCCAGAATAGCCAGTGCCTTCCCCTCGAATAGCAGATGCAGCGGAAGGCGCAACTCGATACCTGTTTTGATCGACTTGAAGTGTAACCAGCGTTTACCATTCACACGGATAAAGTTAGACGGAGTGAGCTGGCAGAAATCAGAGAAACGTAAACCGACGTAACAACAGAATAAGAACGCATCCAGTACGTGACGTAGCTTCAGGTCGTGAACTTCCAAGTTCTCCAGTTTTTTCAGTTCGTCCGGTGTCAGAAACTCATGTCTTCCCTTTTCTTGTTTTATCTTGAATTTTCTAAATGGATATGCGTCTGCATGGATATAACCTTGATTTATCGCTTCATTGACCAGCGTTCTGAGCTGCCTTAAATGCTTTGCCACGGTATTTATTCCGTTACCTTTTTCTCGAAGATACACCTCAAAATCCTTCAGAAACGTATAAGTGATGTCTTTGAAATCCAAGCCAGGACGAAACTCCTGCAATACGGTTATGGTGGTAAACAGATTCTCTTTTGTACTCTCTCGTCGGTCAGAATGCTGCACGTATTCCTTTGCAAAAATCGGGAATGTAATGTTGATCGGGCGATTTTTCTTCATGGCATCCTTGAGTAAAGATAATGTAGCAGGAACTCCCCTCTTCCATAGAGCCAATTCTATACCTTGCAGATGCAGAACAAATTCAAATAGCATAGAGTTTAGATCATTTGCCTGTGGATGGCCGATTACCTGAGAGGTTCGTTTATCCCAGTGCTCTGGCTTGATATATATGTTTGTTTTGAAATATATTTTTCTCTGATTAAGTGATGCTTCAACTTGCACAAGTGCTGTTCCTTGCTTATTTAAATGTTTCTTTCGGTTGTAGACAAGACGGTATCTGATTTTTTCCATTTTTCAACGAAGATAGAAATTTACAATTAATTCTACAAACGTGTTGTGGGAGGACTAATACCAACAGCTAGTCCAAATCAAAGAGGTTTACACCCGTCTGCTAAGTTTCAACAATCAGATAATAATGCAGTAAACGAAATTAATAATATAAATATATTATCAACAGATATTTATTATGGTGATTTGACAGGTGATGGCGCAAAAATTTATATTATAAAAACTTATCCGGCTTCTCCTGCATACATGTATCAAGAAGCTATATGTATGTATCCGTTAACTAGATATTGGAGAGCAAAAGTTGATGGGACATGGAGATCTTGGATTAAAATGTAACCCATTCAGTCCAATTATTTAACCATCTATTTCTAATTCTTCGAGTTCCATCATTTCCTATAGCTATCTGGATTTGAGCATTACCACCTGCTGCGTTTCCGCCTACCGGTGTCCCAAATGAAATGAAACTTCCATATTTAATACCAGATTTATTGTTTTTCGGAATATTATAGTCTGAATGAATTGCATAATACCCTGTTCCAATAAGATCCATATCTTCAGTCGAATCTGTTTTAGAGCTAAATAGGTTTTGATAAAGAATATGGCTTAAAAGTCCATCCTTTAATGCCGACGCGGGACCAATCAGTCCTCCCACTTAGATAAGCACTTACAAATAGGTAAGGACTTTTCAAAGTGGGAGGACTAATCGGTGTTTCTAATTCAGAAAATAATGGTTTGATGCCAGCAGGCTTATTTATTAAGCATCCATACACGGTTTATTTAGATCCCCAACAAAGCTTTGAAATTACCGATGTTAATGGCTTTGTTGGTATTCGAGATGGTTATTCTTTTGGTGGAATCGTTCTCTTTTTCTGTACTTTTGGACAAGTACAACAGATAAAGACTGGTAGTTATAGTGGGATTTCTTTAACTTTTAAAGACTCCACTACTTTTATACTAAAAAATACATCTAGTAACAGGAGAGGTTATCAGATTTTCTATCAGCAAATCTTTTTCTAAAAGATACTATGCCAATCTGTCCATTTCATTGAACTTCCTGACAATATATATGATCGCACATAAACACTACCAGAAAATATATCCGATACAAATTGAATATATCCTTGATCCGCTTTAAAATTCAGAAATGGTCCTATATGGTTATCTACATTTGAAGACTGCCCGTCTGCATAATAAAAACCTGAATCTGTTATTCTATTCGCATCTAACTTGATTCGGCCACGATATTCAAAAGGGAAAGACATAAGTCCTCCCACTCGTTAAGAAAACCATACTCCTGTAAATTGGTTTTCACATGTGGGAGGACTATTATCATGCGTACGATACTCTTATGTTACACGCAAGGAAACATTAGATGAAGGTTTAACATCAACATCCAATAGACTTGTTATGTTTGTTTCCAGCTATTTACAGAGCATAACACCTACTGCTAATTATATTGCAGGACTAGCTATTAGATTCTATAATATTGAAACAGAAAGGCAGTTCGCTTTTGATTATGCAGGTAACATTTATACCCGAATGAAAAATCTTCCTAATGGAGAATGGACTAATTGGGAAAGAAAAACAACCTAAAAGTTTTTCCACTCAGACCATTCGTTTTTATTGTTTGAGGTTTTAATTCTAAATCGATAGATTCCATTGCCGAAGGGATGAGCATAAAACTGAACAATACCACCAGCTCCACCAAATGACTGGAATACAATCAGTGTTCCATAAGTATCGTTGGCTGGAATTATAGTATATATTCCGTTCTCGGTAATTTCATTCATAGGATCTGTCGAATCTCTAGATGGAATATTTATTCCTCCCTTAGTTTTCAGCACTAATGAAATACCGATTAGTCCTCCCACTCGTACAGAAAGCCTTACGTTTGTAAACCGGTTTTCACTGGTGGGAGGACTATTAGAGATTAATAACTCTTGGTTTAGACTTAGAAGAGTCATTGGTACTACTGAAGAAGACTTAAACAACGCAAATCAAACAGGAATGTATTGGCATGGAAGGGGCCTATTTAATGGAAATGGATGGCATGGTATACTATTAGTCTTTAATACAGGAACTTATATCGCAAAGATTGACATAAACTTTATTAATCCAACATGGAAAATATTTATATGGAATCATGAACAAAAGAAATGGGATTAAAGATCAGTAATTTTAATCCATGAGTTCCAAGCATCCCAATACATTCGTGCATATAATCTTCTTGGCCATCCTGAAAAAAAGAATTGAACAACAACCCCGTTAATATTAAATGATATAATAATACCTGGAAGATTATCTGGACAATTAGTCGACGTATAAATTCTTGCATATCCAGTAAAGAACGTGTTTGCATCATTTATATCTTCTCGTTTTACAAATTCTAGCCCTAATAGTCCTCCCACAACTGATGCGAGGTCTTCTTTGCTGATTAAAATTGGGTTGCCGGAAGCATCTAATGCACGTACCCATTTTGCGTCACTTTTCTGTGGTAACTGGTTTTCGAATTGATCTGCCATAATTGTAATTTTTTTAAATGGTTATTAAATGATATTTTATAATTCCTGCATAGCTTCTACCATCTGTGGCGAACAGTGTCCAGATACAAAACTCTGTAAATATGTGAACTCATCATCTGAAAGTTCTATATCTCCATCAGAATGGTAAATACGAAGGGCTAAATCCATCCCTCGTATATCACCATACCGATATATCAGATTGGCCAAGTCAAGCCGAACATCCTGTTCCAGCTTTTGAGTATGGTCGATACCAGACCAGAATCGCATTTTTTTAAAGTTTACTTTCTTCATATAGCTGATATTAAAAATTATGATTAACCACAGGTATATTGAACCCAATATCCCTGATCATCCCGTACAAAAAATCTGGATACATCATCATTTATAACCAGAGAGCTTGCACCTCCGGAATTATTGGGATTGCGGAATGAACCGGATAAGGTTATAGCACCACTGCCTGAAACTCTTTTCATATAAAGAATTTTCCCAGCAGGTGAAGCAGATGTACTCGGCATGGTGACTGTGATATTCCCAGAGTTACCAAAAATGAGAAAGTCATCGTTCGCATTGATGGTTGCAGAGGATGTTATTCGTCGTGTGTTGACAACAACACCATTAATTCTGGTTTTTTCCGTACTTCTAGCCAAAAGCGAGACATTTCCATAGGCCTGAATAGCCTGCCCATATCCGGATGCATTACAGCGTGCCTTGATCGCAATAGAATCAGATGAACCGTAAGTTTCAGCACTGATACAGATTCCACTATCGTGTCGTACCTGAAGCATTGCACTTGTACCCCGGTTAACTGAAAATAATTTGGTTGAACTGTTGTTATAGTTACCAATGCTGAGAGACACATCTGCAGCCAGATTATTCAGACTCTTTGCACCGATTGAGAATCCTCCGATAGTTCCGGAGTCTGCGGATATATTACCTATAAATTTACCTGTAATCTCGGCATTGACACAATGGAAATACCCGGTATTCCCATTCAGGATCATGTTTGCAACTCCATTTGTTGACTGTTGTGATTTCATCACACCACCACTAAACATAAACCCTGCGACATTGGCTCCGTCAGAAAACAATGTATCGGTGGCAATATTCACCAGCTTGTTCATTGCTTCCCAGTTATCATCGCCGTTAGCTGATGTCGGTGCATCCGTAACAGTCGAGCCTTGAGTACGAACAAGGAAGTTATAATAAACCCCGTTAAAAGGATGTATTACCTTGTCACGATAGTCTGCACTCCACTCGTATGATTCTCCCGAACGCCATGGGCCACGATCACGTGGGAAAGCTCCCGTAGCCCCGGTAGCACCAGCTTCCGCTACTCCGATTCCTATTTCTGCCACATAATTGTCTGACCAGGCATTAGCTTCCGAGGATGACCAATAAGCACGGACTGCAAACTGTGTGCAGCCGGAAGCCGCCGGAACAGAGATGGAAGCCGACTGCACCGGACCGGCATGAGAGCGCCAGGAACCGTCATATTTTCTTGCAACCAACCAAAGTTCAGCACACTTACCAACAACTCCGTTACGGTTTTTCTTGCAACTGACGGTAAAAGCTGACGGAGACATACTGCCAGTCGATGTATAAGCTATTGAACTGCATGAGCTATCCAACCAGTATAATGTCGGTGGCTCAATATTAGTGAGTCGCTGCCAGTCGGGATGCAGTGAGTTTGTTGATGGAGTTCCAGCCAAAAGATATCCCTGTGGTGTACGGACATAATTACCATTATTGTATTTAGCAATGGCATACGGTGGTGCACTGGTATCACGCAGTGCTACAAAAGCATTCTCAGCAAATTCTACCGCTGAGTTTTTCTTGTAAGGAACATTGCCTGAAATCCATGCTCCGCAGGGGATAAAGCTGGCACCGGGAGTACCATTCTGTCCGGGTGTACCTTGAGGACCTTGGGGACCTTGAGGCCCCTGCGGACCTGTTGCACCGGTATTCCCCTTATCTCCCTTGTCACCTTTGGAACCGCTCACACATACTGCGTTTGTTGTGGTTTTGGAGTTATCCGTATAAGTGATAACGGAACGTGTCCACATGTATTTCCCATTTTGCCATGCCGGAACTGTTGTTGACCAGCTTCCTCCTGTTGTCGAGGACGAAGAAGCAGACAGATAATATTCTTCAACAATCGATTTCACTCCTTTGCCTGCCGCACCTGTATTGCCGGTTGCTCCTGTATTACCCTTCGCTCCGGTTATACATACGGGAGCTGTTTCCTTTGTCGTTTCATCCGTATATGTGACTTTTGTCTTCGACCACATGTATTTGCCGTTAACCCATTCCGGGGAAGTTGTCTGCCAGCTACCACCTGACAATGAAGTTGCTGATGTGGACATATAATACAGAACATCTACCGATTTAACGCCTACACCGGCAGATCCGGTATCTCCTTTGTCACCTTTATCTCCCTTAACCTTAGTCCATGTGTAAGAAGAAACACTGCTGCTATCAGCCTGTGTAAAATCTACATACTGCCCGATATAAGCACCGGGAGTTTCTCCGTTGTTGGCTGTAAAACTCTTGCCGCCATCATTGGAATATTTAATGTGCAGATAAGAAGTTTTACCATTGGCTCCCGCAGGTCCTTGAATACCCTGATCACCCTTAGGCCCTTGTGCACCCTGAAATCTTGCCCATTTGTAGGAAGTGTAAGATGTAGGTGCTGTGGAACTTTGTGTTACAGCCGTACCTATATAGGTGTTCGGAGTATCACTCATCGGATTACCATTTGAGTTTGCCGAATACTTTACATGGAAATATGATGATGTACCGGGAATGCCTTGAGAGCCGGTAGGCCCCGTATCACCTTTATCCCCTTTGGCGCCCTGAGGTCCCGTGTCTCCTTTATCACCCTTGTCTCCCTTGTCACCCTTGATTCTACTCCAGGAATACTTCTTGTAATCGTTACTATCTGCCTGTGTAAAATCTGTATATTGGCCGATATAAAGTTTATTGGTTGAATCGCTGGTACTGAAGCCCGAAGAACCATCTGCAGAGTTGGCATAAGCGATGTGCAAATAAGATGTCTGGCCATTCGTCCCGTTTGTTCCCGGAATACCCTGGTCACCTTTTGCACCCTGTGCACCCTTTGTTTTCATCCATTTATATGCAGAAACACTGCCACTGTCGGATTGCGTAAAATCGACATATGTACCCATCCAGTCTCCTACATCCTCGCCATTATTACCAGTAAAGGTCTTACCCCCGTCATTAGAATATTTAATATGGAAATAAGAGGTTTTACCAGCTGCTCCTGTAGCCCCGGTTTCACCTTTAGGCCCCGGGATACCCTGCTCGCCCTTTTCACCCTGAAGCCCTTGAAGACCACGCGGTCCCTGTTCACCCTGAATCTTGCTCCATGTATATTTCTTGGGATCTGAGCTATCAGCCTGTGTGAAGTCTACATACTGTCCGATATAGGCACCCGGCAATTCTCCATTGTTGCCGGTAAATGTTGAACCTCCATCATCAGAGTATTTAATGTGCAGATAAGAGGTTTGACCGTTAGCGCCATTTGTACCCGGTATGCCCTGATCACCTTTGGCCCCTTGCAATCCTTTAAAGCGTGCCCATGTATAAGCTGCCGGATCGGTACTGTCATCCTCTGAGAAATCAACATACGTGCCGATATAGTCATTAGGTGTATCGGATATATCAGCCGGCTTGACAGGATTCTGTAAGTGCGAGTACTTTATGTGAAAATAGGAACTGCGACCATCTGCTCCTGCAGGGCCTTGTATACCTTGTTCTCCTTTCGGTCCCTGAAGTCCCTGTAAGCCACGCTGACCTTCTGCAACCTGCTTCAGCCAATCCGGATTATTATCAGCAGGTTCTGACTCTGTACCTTCCGGATTGATGCATAGCCATAATGAACCATTATGGGATACTCTATCAAAATAAGCATGTGGCCCAGCCTCCCATGCCCCTTTGTCAAGAGGAACCCGAATCGGCTGACCGGTAATGGTATCCGTCTGGAATATAAGACCGGTCATCAGGATGTTCTGCAAAACAGCCGAATAGTTGTCACAGTCAAACCCCTGTACTTTCATTCCTTTCTTTTTCCCCAGCCAGCTTTTCATCTGTGCCGGTTCCGGGTCCCAGGTATTGGCGTTATCAAAGAAAGTAATACAATTGTTCCCGTTCAGAGTATCAAACAGAATGTATGTTTGACGGTCTAGGTCTGTAAAGTTCCCCGTTTGTGCCAGTATCATTTCCTCACCCGGTTCGTAGTTGTTCCCGGGACGATTTACCATTTTGAATGTTTTTGCATCATAGTCGGCTTCTGTCACGCGAAACTGCATTTGCGCAAAACCAGTAAGTTTTCCTTCTTCATTTTTTGTTGTAAAGAAAGCAGACAGAATGTCATCAACAAACTGGCTCAGTCCGTCCGCTTCTGTCAAGTCTGGTATAACCGTAAAACTTCCATCATCATTCTTTATATATGACTTTACTTTGCAACCGCCCCCGGGAGATATAACAGCACGTCCTTTGAAATATGTAATGCGATTATAAGCTATTTCCGGAACAAATAATCGTTTACGAAAATAGCCTGATTCCATTTCCATATTCCCTTCATCGTCTATCATACCACCAGAAACACCTGTAATGAAATTACCGAATTTTGCTGTTCCTTTTACAACAATACCTTTCAAAAATGTCATTACATATTTTACCTGCTCTGCCACATCTTTCCTCAAAAACATGCCTATTGCTTTCAGGGCAGAAAATACATTATAGTCTGACGGGGTCTTGTTATCCGTTGTTTTGATAATGTCGATAACTTCCTGCTCTTGCTTTTGAGATAATACATACTGCAAATTATTCAGCCGGTTATCCACAGACGACTTCCATCCGGTACCAACCTCATCCGAACAGGTGATCGTAGCCTGGCACAGATCATTCAACTTGCGTTGCACCTTGATGATACGTGTATCCTTGTATCCTCCGGTGCTGCCGAAATACTGTTCTGACAGTAAACGCACATTCCACCCTATGCGGAGTGGTGTGCCGTTCTTCTCGATATAATTCCGGTCGGTGGTTCCGGTGTATTTATTCGGATCGAAGCTGTAGGTCGCCAGATAATCATCCACTGCCTGCTTGTATTCCTGTTCTGCCGCGGTAATGTATTCCTGCGGCAGGGCAAAGTTCCATGGAATATACTGATCGCCCGGTTTCGGAACAATGGCACCGCCGGGAATCTGAGTCGTATCATCCGGATAAACATTGATGATTTCCCATTCTTTGGTATCCTCATGCCACGCTGTCTGGAAGGATCCGTCAGTTCCGCGCCCCGCCAGTTCTCCTGTCTGGAACTCTAGCATGTAATCCAGATCCGGAATCTTGTAGTCATTCGGATTCCAGTTCATTCCTTCATCCTTGATGTAGTACACCGTGTATTTGCGCCCGTCTTCATTCTCCAGTTCTTCAGTTCGTATGGAAGATATGGTTCCAACGTATTTCGGATAAATTGCCGAGAAAGCAGCTTCTTCTGTCTCTTCCTTAACGCCATATAAGTTTACATTTTTGTCTACATACTTGGCACGGCTGGGTAACTGCAACCGGGAATATCCGTACTTACTTGCATCGATATTTCGTGTAGATCCTAACGGAAACAGGCGGGTAAAGAATTTCACTTCGCCGTTATCTTCCTGCGAAAGGTTAGTGAGTCCTTGCATATAGCCCAGTTCCTGGCGTTCGCCATGCGAAGCTTTGCAAAGATTTATGACGAATCCGTCTGCCCACATTTCTGTTTCAAATGTGGCAGCTATACCATTGCTGGAGAAAGCAGCATCCCAACAATTCAAGTTTTTATATTCTATATTTTTGTTTTCAGCCGATATAACAGTTCCGATACTCCATACGTCTTTTCCGGCCAGACGGTTCATATTCTCTACCCATAGCTGTAGATGTTCCCGCGGACCGCCGTCATAATAGAATTCAGATGTGGTATCTCCTTCAGAAAACAGCATCAGCACATCTTCTGCATCATGTATAGGGGCGTAGAACTTAACTGAGTATTCATAGTTCTGTGTATTTTTCTGCTTGGGGCGGTACTGGCGTTTTATTTTATAACGCACACCTTCCAGGTCGATATAGTCATCCACATCCAGCGGAACGTATGTGGTATGGGTGAAGGATGCAGATACACTGCACTCTCCTCCTATCTCCTCCGTGACGGTAGAAGAAGAGTTCGGACTGGCTGTCAGTCGAAGGTTGTTGGCTTTATCGTATATTTTCAGTTCCATTTTATCGTCATTTAATCTGTGTTTAATTAATTCCTAAACGGATGGCTGCGGTTCCAGAAACTTGACGGAAAACAGCACATAAAACCGGTCTCTTTCGTAGCTTCCGTACCAGTCCGGTTCTGCCGGCATGTCCTGATACACCATATTGTAAGTCCGGTAATTCTTTACATTTATCGTAAGCATTCCGGACGTAATCAGCGTCATCATGCGCTGGTATTTGTCCAGTCGGTCGGCTGCGGAGTTTCCACGAAGCCAGAACTGCAAGGTACGTTCGATGCTGCCCAGCTTCACGTTTGGGTTCTGAGGAAGCTCTACCCCGTTCCGTTCCCGGAAGTCTACGGTAGTAATATCCTTCGCCTTGGGCATGCGAAGCAAGGCATCCATGTTCACGTGTCCACCTTCTTCAGTCTCGCCCAGGAAGGCACCGTATTCCGTCCATACGTCTGTTCCGTTTATTGTAAGGTATCCTGTCAAGTCCATGTTATTGCATCTTTATCCCGTTCAACTTCATATCTTCCATCAGGTCGTATATCAAAACGATGTAGGCCGTATGTGATGCGATGGTAGCCAGTGTTTCGCTATCCAACTTTTGCGATTCCCGCAGATCCTGTACAAACTTGTCAATATTCGCCAGATGTGTCTGCATGTTACGCCCTATGCCCTCGAAGGTGGATATGCTTTCCTGGCTCATTGTTGTAAGTGCACCACTGCCGGGAGACTGGCTGCTTCCCGATCCGGATGCAGACCATCCGAAAGTATTCATCAGCTCTTCCCGGTCTTTTATCATCTGATCCACCATTGCCTGATTCTGTTCCCTCAGATTATCCACTTCATCTCTGGTCAGTCCGTCTTCGCCTAATTTTACCCAGTTGTCGTATAAGGCTTTAATCTGGCTGTTGTATTTATTCGCAATAAGTGAGCGGAAGAAGGCATTCTGGAGATTCTTTTCCAGATTGTCTGCCAGGTCTTCGTTGGTAGATTCCAGATCAGATATAAGGTCAAAGTATCCATCCTTAAACGCATCAAATCCGATTCCGGTAATGGCTTCCTGTTCCTTTGAGGCTATTTCTTCCAGTTGATCCGCGTAAGAACCGATATTTTGTATGTAATCGATGAATTCAGAATTTACATCCGTCAGTACGGAAACAAACTTCTCATCCTGAAGCACATTCCCGATGATACCTGCATCCAGCCCCAGTACATCACCCAGACTTCCGACCTGCTCTCCGACCAGTCCGGACAATCGCTGCCAATCCTGTGACGACATCCGGTCATTCACCCGATATCCCAGGGAGTGGGATCCGATACTTGCACCGCTACCCGCCAGCATATTGGCCAGCTGCCTCTGCCGTTCAATCTGCACGTTTACCAGTTTTTTTGCTTCCTCTGCTGCCTTCTGCGCTTCTACTCCGTAGTTGATGTCGATGTATTCCTGCTTCTTTGAAATAAGATCATCCCATATATCAATCAGCCCTTCATACTTTGATTTCAGATTTTCATATCCGGAATAATCTGCACCGCCGAAGCCAAACAGTCCGGCGATTGTATTGCCTACTCCAGTCAGAACCTTAGTTACACCGGATATGGCTGAGAATGGATTTGTAAGGTCAATGCTTTCCAGTCCACTCATTACCTGACTGACTCCGTTCAATGTTTCACTGACTGCTTCCGGAACTTTTACGCCAAGGTTACCCAGCATGTCTACGATATCATTTCCGGCATCAACAATGGCCATTCCTTTCTGTCCGATAGAATTGGCCGCTTCTGTCAGATTCTTCTGGGCACTGTATCGTTTATCCTGAGCAGCACGAAGTCTTTCCTCCGCTTCGGCCTGTGTGACCAGCTTGCGGGTAAGGGTTCCTGTTTCTTCGTCATATTCTTCCACGATGACACTTCCACCCATCTGAGCCTGTTGCAGCAGGTTCTGAGCAGTACGTACCTCTTCCATGGCGGACTTGTAGTCCTCGTATCCCTTCTTCATTGCCTCGAACGGGGAACGGTCGGCCAGCTCGGAGTCTATCTCTTTGAAAGCATCCATTACCTCCTTGAAGGATTCCGGACTGATGTCATCACCGATTCCTTCCAGGTATTCCTTCAGCTTCTTGCGAAGGCTTTCCAGCGTATCGGTCGACACACGGTCCAGGTCACCGAAGATCTTATCCCAGTCCATCCCTTTCTTCATTTCCTCGAAGTCCAGGCTGGCCAGCTTGTCGTCACGTTCACGAGTCAATACGTCAGCTTCACCTTCTGTTTCCGCAGCGGCAATCTTCCGCGCGTAATCCATCGCGATGGCTAGACGCTTCTCCTGATACGTGCCGTATTGTTTATTGTAGTCGATAAGGCTCTGTGTAGCCTTGTCGCGGTATTCCTGCTCAATCTGATAGGTCTGTTCATTATACACCTGCTCTGCCAGCACACGGTTGTTTTTAGCCGATTCCTTTACGGCATCAAATTGGCTCTGCGGAATGTTGTCACCCTGCTTGCGTGCTTTATCCATCTTTGCCAGTGTATCCCGTTCCTGCTTGTCAATCTCAGCAATGCTTTCATCGTATTCCTGCTTGGCCAGTGCCATGCGCTTGGCAATACCTTCCTGCATGATCTGGATGCGAAGTTTCTCCGTGGTCTGCTGCGCACGAATACGTGCATCGGCAAGCTGGGAAGCGTAGTCGGTTTTTCCGGAACCCGTACCACTACCTTTTTCCTCTGTAACAATGTCATCTACCTTAATGCTTTTTTCCAATTCCTTAGAAATCTTGTTCGATTCATATATGGCTGCACGGTATCCTGCAATTTCTTCGTAAATTGCATCTGTTTCTTTCTTTAACTGGTCATAATCTGATTGAGCCTTTTGAACTGCGACATTTCCTCCAACTGAAAGATTTCTAGTTCCGGAAGTTGAAAGTTTTCCTGCATTCAGACTTGCAGACGTTTTTGCTATATTTAATTTTTTTTCTGCTGCTTCAAGTTTTGGTAAAAGAGGATCTAATCTGGAGTACGCATCATTTATCTTTTGTTCATTTTCCAGGATCTTCCCTTGTTCATCCACCATTTTATTCATGGCTGCTCTTGCCTTAGCAGATGATATAATTGATTTTGTAAGACGATCATAAGCATCTGATGCCTTACCTGCCAAAATTTCCTCGTTACTTAACTTCCCAAAATAAGAAGGATACATTTTCTGTAGTTCGTCGACAGCTTTATTTCTTTCCTTCATTGATTTAGATGTATCCAGACTTGCTTCATAAAGTATTTTAAGTTTGGCCGCTTCTTCAGCCGCAGATTTTCCTCCTTCTACTTGAACTTTATTTAATTCATTCTGAATTTTTTGAGTGTCAATAAGCTCTTTTTTAGCCTTGAATAAAGAAGATACCCAGTTACCAATTTCTTTTCCATACACAATACCTAAAGATATAGCTGCTACCAATGCAGTCTGCCATGAGAAGACAGCACCGGCCAGCTGTTTCCATACTGGTACACCTTTATTACCCAATAGTTCGTTCTGTTTGCGTACATCTGCAATGGCATCCGCCAGCATAGGCAAATTGTTTGATATTGCCAGAATAAACATCTGAGGACCCATTGCCAAAGATGGCAGTTCCCTTGCTACCTGACTGAACTGCATCTTCAGGTTGTTTGTCTTACGGGTAACGGCTTCTGTGTCGATGTCAATGGCCTGCGTTTTTGCGGTTTCTTCTTTCGTCTTTTTCAAGCTTTTCAGTCCAGCTTCCAGTCCGCGTACTTGTCCGGTAAGAGCCTGAATGTTGGCGGTCTCCTGTGTGTAACTTATACCCGCAGCCTTGTTGACCTCCAACTGGTGTTTCTGTTCGGCAATTACCTGTTTTAATGCAGATATCAGTTGCAGAGTCTGATTTTCCACATCATCCACATTCTTACTCACGCTCTGTAGTCCGGCTTTGGTAAGGTCTTTCATGAATATTTCAAGCTGTACAGGTACTGCCATATCCTTAATCTTTTACTGCGTATTTTGTGAAGAAATCCATCGGGTTCATTCCCTTTGTCGTGTTCGTGTTATCTGTTTGTTTGTGACTGTTTCTTTGTTTCTCCCGTTCTTCCATTTCACGGATCTGTTGCATCATATCCGGCTTCTGCGGAGGAACCCAGTGCGGCATGTCTGCCATCATCATTTGCAGGGTTACTACATTCACTTTGTCCAGAATATAGTCAATGCTCCATCCTGTTTCCGTGGCCAGCTGACCTACTACGCCGAAAAGGCTATGCGAAGGTTCCGTGTGTCCCTTCTTTAACTCCTCTTGTCGTTTGCGCTCTCGTTCCGGCTCGCTAAGGGCTGCATCTTGTTCAGTGCTGCTGCCGATGCGATAATAATCCCGAAAGACGTGGTAGATGTACTGTTCAGTATTTGTCGCCAGGCGGATGAAAGTTCGTCGGGCGTCATCAGTTCCCGAAGCATCCATGCCACCGGGCGGTTTAGTAACCTTCCCAGTACCGGGCCTCGAACAATTCCGTATGCCACCATCCGGCTGATATCCTTCCCATGCAGGAAGATAAACCGGATGCGCTGGTCCAGATTGTATGCATCATATTCTTCCGGAGTCACCCCGATTCGGAGATAACGCTTGCTGATACGGATCAGGCTGCGTGTGGTAGGTGTCTTCATCGTGATGCGGAACGGACGTTTCCGCAGTACCGTATGAAGCGGCAGGCTGATTCCCCCGTCACTGAGGGAGACGCCTGCCAGCAGTTCTATATCCTGTGCCTTCATACTTATCCTGCTGCGTCTGCGGTTGAGTCTGCGGTATCAGGTTTCACTCCGGGAGGATAAGTACGATAGCGTCTTTCCTTTCCGTCTGTAGGTTTCAGCATGTCCACACGGATTCCCATTGCCAGCACATTCTGCATATTGATTCCGTTCTGAAAGCCGTTACGGCTTAGACGGGCATTGAATATGCGGAAGCTGTGTCCGGAATGCATGGATATTGTCAGCACACCGTTTGCTACAAACTTAACCGGAGGAGTATAAGAATCATCCGTTTCTTTCTTTCCACCGAATATATCGACCATACTTTGCGCATCCAGCTTAATGAGGTTCATCGTGAATGCATCGCTTCCCGGATTGGTCATTATGCTGTCTACCGGTCCGTCTGTTACCTGTGCGGCCATCACATCCATAAAGGTAGGAGCATTCCCTGCCGGCTGCATCCCGTTTTCATCCAGCCAGCCCAACGTCTTTTCCTCGCCTTCCGGTGTCTTGAACTTTACGGCGGCCACACCATACATCAGTCCGTTGCTTGTATCTGCCATAATCTTGTCGTTTTTAATGTTTGCTTAAATAATATTTAATCAGTTGCCAGATAAGGAAAATCCCCAGCAGGGTCAGGGCTGTTCCTGTCAGCCATCCCTGCACTCCAGGGCGTGTTTCCTTCAATTCCTCCAGTTGACTTTCCGCTTCATCACGGATACGGTTTGAAGTGGTTTTCTCTTCCTGGATTACCTTGCGTTCTTCACCTTCATGCTGCGCTGTGATGTTCACACCACCTTTTCCGTCACTCTCCGCACGGAGAGACAAACGGCCATCGTGCGCAGTGAGGCCGACGCCTTCAGGCAATGTAGGAAGAAGCAGGAGGCGGTCGGCATCCAGTGCCAGACTCGTCTGTGTCATCGGGACCGGTTCGTAAGTAGTCACCTTCGTTGCGGTCTGCGTCAGACTGTCCTTTCGGACGGCTGTCCGGTTCTCCTGTAAACTGCTTGTACTTTTGCAGCTCTGGACGGAGAGGACAACTGCCCCAATAACGGCACACAGCAGCCCGGCGCGTAATGCGTTCCAATTTAAATATGCGTTCATCCTGTCTGATGGTTAAGTTCTGTAATTCGTCAATTTTATGCTGAAGGCCGATCATCGTTTTACCGTTCGCTTCGTACATGGTCTGGAAATATGACTCCACGTCCTTTTGCGATGCAGCCTTGTTTTTCCGGCGTGTCCGCCATAGCTCAATCAGGGCCAACAGCCCTCCGCCAGCGAACAGCCATTGTATAATTTCCCTGATTGTATCGCTCATGGCCGGTTTGTCTTTAAAGTTTCAGTGTCTGTTTCCGGTTATTCCCGTCGCGCTTGTAAGACACATGCACCCAGGAAAAATTCTTTTCGTCAATCAGCTGGTCGAAAGGCAGATTCTCACGGATGTACTCAAAGAGTTTCCGGTTCTCTTCCCTGCTTCCTGCCGTAATGTCGGCAGCCTCCCCTTTCAGATGCTGGCTGCTTGCCGCACCTCCTACCAGCCGGTTCAGTTGCGGACAACGGTACCCGGAGTTGACGGATATCGGTTTCCCGTACCATTCGCGGAGCGGGTCAAGCACGTTGTCGGCCAGGGCTTTCAGATTACCCGCCTCCTGAAGAGGCGGTGTATTCTTGATTCCATGAGCGTCGGCGGTGGTGCTGGCACAAAGTTCACCCATTGTAAAGTGTTTCATCCTTCAGTCCTCCTTATGCTTCAAGTTCCTCACCGGCTGCAGGGTCTTCCTGCAACTTTTCTTCCAGTCCGTTTACACCTTTTGCTCCTCCTTCAGACAGGACCATGGCCATTTTGGCGGCTTCAGCTTCACGGCGTACGGTAGCCCAGTTCTTGTCTGCTTCCACTTCCTGATCGGAAGTCTGTTCGGTCGTTCCGTCATAACTGTAGATGGCACCGAGAGCTTCCATTTTCTTCGGCAGTACGATGTAGTAGTGACGGAAGTTCACTTCGTTCTGCTGGTAGTCCGGGTTGGTCTGTGCGTCGCGGTAATACATCTTGGTGCTACCCTGTGCACGGAACACACGCTTGGTGTAGAAGCAGAAGGATGCCTGATGGTCAGTGCCCGAAGGCGAGTTCTTGAATGGAACCTTGGTTCCTTCCTTGGTAAAGTACGGACAGTTCTCAAATTCATATACTTCGAAGCCGTACATGTTGGCAATCTTTCCGGTTGTGTAGTTGTAATACTGGTCGCGGAACTTCTGGTCGTCTTCCAGCAGGTCGTTCACATGATCCGAGCAGAGTACCAGACGACGGCCTGCTGCCGGAATCTGCAAGTCATCCAGCTTGCGTTTCAGCGCGATAATATCCTTTCGGGTACATTTCTTTCGTCCGTTGTCATCTTCACCGGAAGTAGGCACAACCGGAGTCTTGGCCGTATTGCTGTTCGGAGCCAGCGCGTGAGCTGCTTTCTTGAATTTGGCGATAGTGATGGCATCACCATGACGCTCGATCACACTACCCATCTTGTCGTATGAGATGGCAAAAAGCTGGTCGTCCGATACGGCAGTTTTCTTGGTCTGGAACTTGTCAAGGCCCAGTGCGATATCCCCGTCCTCCAGTTCCTGTGTGGCAATGGGATACGTCGTGTTGTTGATCAGCACGTCCGGATCACCGCCCACATCCACCAGATGCACCACTTCGTTGTTCACCGCAGCCGAATAATCGGACACGCCGTCAAGGAATGAGGCGGTCATGCCTCCGCGAAGCTGCTTCACCAGCTCGCCCGTCCACACTTCGGTATAGACACCTTCCAGGGCGGCACCTTTCGGAAGGAACTTGCCCAGTGCTATCGGAAGCACTACGCCCACAATCAGTCCCCAGAATCCTGCATTCGGTACTCCAAGCAGAAAGAGGATAATGATACTCATCAACACATTCACCAGTGTGCCGGTTACGAATTTTACGATTTCTTTTCTCATGTTCGTGTTTTAATTTGTGTTCAACAATCAGTTAAGTTCGGGGCAGTCCACACCGTATTCTGCCTTGTACAGTCTGCGATACTGTTGCGGATCGTCCTTTCGCATCAGCTTCAGTTCCTCTGCCGGAACTTCACTCAGTTTCTTCCAGTCGCCGGTTGCCGTTTGCGAGGTAGCGCGGTTCAATACCATCGACGGCTTTACCGTGCCGTGCATAGCTTCTAAGGTCAGTTTCAGGCTTTCCTGGCCTACTTTCTTTCCCAGCTCGATAAAGTGAGCTTTCTTCCCGGATTCAATCTTTCCGGCAGTCACGGCTTCCTCCACCAGCGACGTAATACCTGCCAGTCGTAAGGTGTCAAGTTCCTTTTCCAGTTTTTCTTTCTCGGTACGCAGGGATGTGTTGGCCGTCTGGTAGCCGAGCAATACGTTAATCTGTTTCTGCACTTCCTGCAGTGTGGCGGTGTCCGCCAGCCCCAGCATCAGGGCGATGGTTTTCAGTTGTTCGTTCATTGTCTGTAATGTTTGGTTTTCATTTAAGCTTTTCCTTAATAGCGGCAGGTCGCATCCGCCTCCTGCATTCAGCCTGAGTTCCCGCCCCTCGTAAGAGAGCCGGATGTTGTCGTCATTTCCGCCGATGTCCACCATGCTGTATTCCATCAGCTTGCAGCGGGTCACGGTAGGACGGGTTTGTCCGGGTTTCAGCAAGGCAGCATCTTCGCTTGTTTCCAGTATCTCGAAGTTGGGCGAACCCATACGTAGCGTGCCCTTTTCCCATTGCTGCTTTGCCAGACGCGATTCTTCGCGTACCTCATCAAACCAGGGTTCGCCGGTCACTTCTCCATCCGCTACGCGTATGTCCTTGATCATTCCTATTACCACGCCCCGCTGGTGCATCCAGAGCAGTACGGGATTCCGGTTAAACTGCGTCAGGTCGATGCCTTCGGTACGGATCCACGTGCCGTAGCAGTTCAGCGTTTCGTTCGATATTCTGATTCGTTTTGCCATTTTTCCGTTCGTTTGACGCAAACTTACTCTGCCTTTCCCGTCCGGGCAAAAAAGTGTGTAACGGTTGCAAGGAAGTATGTAAATGATGCACTGTTCTCTGTAACGGTTGCACCCCTTTTTCGTGGATGCACGAAAATGGATGAACTTTGTCGTAAACGAATATTAAACACAAGGTAAAACATGGCTAAAAACGACACAAAACAGGAGCTGGCACGGGTGCTCTACATGAGCGGACTTTCACAGGAAGAGATTCTTCAGAAAGTGGAAGTGAGCCGTCAGACGCTCAGCCGCTGGATTAACACCCTGGGCTGGAAAGAGATGAAGGCGGCACGCAACATTACCCGTCCGGAACTGGTGAACAAACTGCTGTCTTCCATCAACTCCCTGCTCGACAAGGCAAACGAGCCGGGAAATGAGGATATGCTGGCCAGCCTGGGCGACAAGCTTATCAAGACGGCCACCGCCATCGAGAAACTGGAGAAGAAGGCCAGCGTGGTAGACCGTATCGATACGATGATCGATTTTGAAAACTGGCTGGCGGCGAACCGTGAGAAGTATCCTCAGCTGACCAACGAACTGTTCCAGCTCGTAAACCAGCTGCACAACGATTACCTGAATGAACTCTTCGCCCAGAAAGGAGGCTGAGCATGACGGAACAGGAAAAGAAAGAAGCTCTGAAACGATGGCAGGAACACTGCAAGCGGGTGGAACGGATGACCTCACAGGAACGGGTGGAAACCGAAGCGGAACGCAAGCGGAACATCGCCCGTGCCCTGAGAGATTACGACTGTTTCTGCCAGCGCTACCTTTCGCATTATTGCCAGTGTCCGAATGCGAAATTCCACAACGAGGCGGCACGCTACATCGCCTCCCATCCGGAACTGCGACTGGTCTGCAAGTGGCCGCGCGGTCATGCCAAGTCAGTACACCTGGACATCGGCATCCCGCTCTGGCTGAAGTTCCGTAGCGAGCTGCACGTTATGGTACTGGTCGGCAAAAGTGAAGACAGTGCCGACGGCCTGCTGGGAGATTTGCAGGCAGAACTGCAGTACAACCAGTACATCATCCGGGACTTTGGCGAACAGTACAACAGCGGCATGTGGCAGGAAGGCGAATTCGTGACCAGGGATCAGTGCGCCTTTTTCTCACGTGGCCGCGGTCAGTCACCCCGTGGATTACGTTTCCGTGAAATACGTCCGGACTACATCGTGGTAGATGACCTGGACGACGATGAAATGTGCCGCAGCGAAGCCCGTGTACGCGAGATGACCAACTGGATAAAGGAAGCCCTGTTCGGCTGCTTCGGCGGCAAGGACGGGCGTTTCATCATGGTGGGTAACCTGATTTCCAAAAACTCCGTATTGCAGAAAATCATCGACACCCCTACTGTAAAAACCATCGAAGTGAACGCCATCGACCGCAACGGGAATCCTGCATGGCCGGAGTTCTATACCATCGAGAAACTGCGCGACCGCGAACAGTTCATGGGCTACCGCTCGTTTCAGAAGGAATACATGAATAATCCCATCACCGAGGGAGCCGTGTTTCAGGAACGGTGGATACGCTGGCGACCGATGCTGAAACTGAAATACTACGAACAGATTGTGCTCTACATCGACCCTTCGTGGAAATCCTCCGGAAAGAACGACTACAAGGCTGCCGCCATGATAGGTCGTCCCAAGCGTGGATTGAAAACCGCCTCCCACCGGGAACTGCATCTGCTGCGTGCCTTCTGTCGTCAGTGCAGCGTGGGCGAAATGGTGCGCTGGCTTTACGATGTCTACGAGTCACTGCCTGAGGATGCGGCGGTCAGTATCTACATGGAAGCCAACTTCATGCAGGACACCATTCTCGATGAATTCCAGCGCGAAGGTGACGCACGGGGCTACCAGCTTCCCATCATGCCCGACAAGCGGAAGAAACCCGACAAGTTCGCCCGTGTGGAGGCTATTAGCCCACTGTGGGAACGTGGTTACTTCTTTTATAACGAAAAACTGAAAGAAGACCCCGACATGCGGGCCGGAATCGACCAAACACTGGCTTTCGAACAGGGAAGCCGGGCACACGATGACTTCCCCGATGCCAGTGAGGGGGCAATTTATAAATTACAGAAACAAACCCGTGAGGCTTCGTTCACTCCCCGACTGGGCGTGCGGCGACCTCCTAAAAACTCATGGTAATTATGTTTATCACCGAACAAGACTACATACAGGTCAGCGCCGACGCGCTGAGAATTATCCAGCAGGCTACGGACGACAATCGTCTGCTGGCCGAACGCCGTGCCATGGACCGGATTGCAAGCTATCTGGACGGACGCTATGACATGCAGACGGCCTTCACCGCCGAAGGCGAAGCAAGGAACCTCGACCTCGTGGGACTGGTGGCCGACCTGGCACTCTATTTCATGGTGCTCAGCCTGCCGCAGAAGATGGGGTATGAAATCCGGAAGGAACAGTTTGAAAACGCCATCGCCTATCTGGAGAAGGTACAGGCTGGAAAGGCGGTCATGAACCTTCCCGAACTGCAACCCACGGGCGAAGAAGGAGAACAGACCGGCGCCGGTATACGCTACGGCTCCGACAAACGTAACAATTATATCTGGTAACTACTATGGCAAAGAAACCGAAAATAGAATATCTCAACCGGATGAATGCCGCCGAAAGACGGCGCATCAAGGAAATGAGCGTCAAGCTCCAGCTGCTCACGGAGGCATTGACACGGCGTGACCTGGCCGACTGGCGGCGTGCATGGCAGATGGCTATCAACGTAGACAACCCAAACCGTACACGCCTGCTGAATCTTTATACTGATGTGGATGCCGACCTGCACCTGACCGGATGCGTGCAGCAGCGCATGGGATTCGTATTGAACAAGAGTTTCAAACTCTGCGACGCGAAGGGTGTGGAGAATCCGGAACTTACGGAACTGCTGGAAGCTCCCTGGTTCAAGGAGTTCCTGCGGTTAGCACTGGAAAGCAATTACTACGGTCATTCACTTATTGAACTGGGCGACGTGGTGGAAGTGGACGGACGGATGGCCTACAACCGGGTAAGCCTGATTCCCCGTACCCACGTCATTCCCGAATACGGTGTCATCATCACCCACGAGAACGACACCTGGCAGGTGGGCTACGACTACCGGAACAGCGAGATGAAAGACTGGTGCATCGAAGCCGGAGGCACGCATAATCTGGGTCTGTATCTGAAATGCGCCCAGCAGACCATTCCTAAAAAGAACATGTGTTCGTTCTGGGATATGTTTGGAGAAATATTCGGTATGCCGCTGCGAGTGGCGACTACCACCAGCCGCGACCCGAAGGAATACGACCGTATTGAACGGATGTTGCGTGACATGGGAGCAGCCGCTTACGGCTTGTTCCCCGAAGGAACTACCGTCGACCTGAAGGAAAGCACCCGTGCCGATGCGTTCAATGTATACGACAAACGCATAGACCGCTGCAACTCGGAAATATCGAAAGGAATCCTTACCGTCACGATGACCATGGAAGACGGGGCCAGCCTTTCGCAGAGCGAGGTGCACCGCAAGATGCTGGAAAACCTGATTCAGAAGGATGCCGACCTTATCCGTGACCTGGTGAACTGGCAACTCATCCCCCGCATGATCCGTCACGGATTCCCGCTGAAAGGCTTCCGCTTCGCGTGGGATGAATCGGTAGACTATACCCCTGAACAGCAGGTAGCCTACGAGCGTCTGCTGCTGGAACACTATGAAGTAGAGCCAAAATACTTTGTCGACAAATACAATATCCCGCTGAAACGGAAGAAGGACACATCCTCCGTAGCGGTTCCGGAAGTCAGGAAAACAGCACAACAGAAGTCCGGAAAGGAAGAGCAGAAACTGGCATTGCCGGAAGGAGAACACCCTTTTTTAGATAAAAACCTCACGCTCGATCATTCAAGCGGGCTTGATGATACTCGCTCAACCGGTTTTTTCGACTAAGCCCCGACGATTATAAGGGGCTGCATCAGCGGTACGCCGACATCCTGAAACTGGCGGCGGAAGAAGATGAAACACCGGAAGAAGCGGAGGAAACCATGGAGTTTCCCACCCTGGAAGCCGGATGGATGCTGCTCATGGGATGGCTTTATCAGCAGGCGGGAATATCGCCTGAAAGCCTGACCGCCGAAGAGGTGCAGCGTTTCATCCGCACCCATACCGATGTGCTGGACAATGCGGTAGACACCGCCCTGAAGGAAGTGCCTCTGGATGACATATCGGTGCAACGACTGAAGGAATCGAACTACGTGTTCAGCGGTATCAAGACCTTCCACGAACTGAACGAGACTTTCCCCTCCCTACTGGATGAAGAAGGAAACCGCAAGCCGTTTAATCAGTTCCTAAATGATGTTCAAAAGGTATATGACACCTACAACGTGCAGTATCTGCGAACAGAATACAACTTCGCCCAGGCATCCGCGCTGATGGCGGCACGATGGAAGAAATTCGAGCAGGATGGCGACCGATATAACCTCCAGTACCGGACCATGTACGATAAGCGGGTACGACGTACCCATCGGATGCTGCATAACATCACCCTGCCCATCGAAAGTCCGTTCTGGGACAAATATTTCCCGCCCAACGGTTGGAATTGCCGCTGTACCGTGGTGCAGGTACGCAAGGACAAATACCCCGTGAGCAACGAGCAGGAAGCCATGAACCTGGGCAGTCAGGCTACCGCCGGAAAGTATCAGGAAATGTTCATGTTCAATCCCGGCAAACGAATGACGACCTTCCCGGCATACAATGGCTACACCCTGCGCAAATGCAACCGGTGCGAAGTACGCCCTGACAAGATGAAGCTGGCTGCCGACATTCCGGACAATGAGGTATGCCGGGCGTGCAGGCTGCTTCAGGAAATGCGTGCCGGAAAAGAAAGGTTACAGGAACAGCGTAAGGCTGTCCGTCAGTGGGCCAAAGAGAATTTAGTCGGAAAAACCGTACTGGTTCAGGGAATACAGAATCCGGTGGAATTCACCTCAAACGGTATCAAGGAAGCATTGAACCAGCCTCACAAATTTGTAAGGGCAAAGAATGAAGCAGTCTATAATCTGATCAATCTGCTGAAAGATGCCGAACACGTTTTGGAACGTCCGGATGAAAAAGGGAATCCCATGGTCATGAAATATCATTACCTGCGCATCCGCATAGCCGATGAGGATTCATTTGCCGTAATCCGGGAACTGGTGGACGGAAGATGCCAGTTTTATTCCATCGTGGAGAAACTGAAAAAAAGAAAAGAGAGCGACTGAAGCCTTTAGTGAAGGATCTGCAATCCAACCCAGTACTTCGCGTCACTCTCTCTTCTGCAAAGATACGATTAATTCATAAAAAAACAATGCGTAATGGCTGAAAAATCAAATCAGATAACCCGTGAACTCCAGCAGCGGGTAAACCAGCTGATAAAAGAAACACTGAAGGACATACGGACGGAAGCTTTGGATGAATTCGACCGGAACTTTGAGCGGGAAGCCTTCTTCAATGAGAAGTGGGCACGCCGCAAATTTAACGATGACAGGAGCCGGGGACTACTTGTCCAGACCGGAAACCTGCGCCGAAGTATCACGGGACGCATTACCAGCCGCGACAGCGTGGTGATAGAAAGCACCGAACCGTATGCGCAGATACACAACGAAGGAGGAACCATCACTGTAACACGGAGGATGAAGAAATATTTCTGGTGGAAGTATATTACCATTACAGGCAGCAAGCGGATGAAAGCCGGAATACCAATTACTTATTCCGAACGTTTCAGTCGAAAAAAGGACGGAACCCTCCGGAATACGAAACGGAACCGTGCCCTTACAGAGGAAGCCGAATTTTACCGGAGAATGGCTATGAAAAAAACCGGAAGCAAAATCACCATTCCCAAACGCCAGTTCATCGGGAACCATCCCGACCTGGAAAAACTGCTGAAAGAAATCTTTTACAATAACGCTAAAAACTTTGACACACTATGAGACGTATGCTTTATCTCGGCCTGACCGAAGCTTTGAAAGAACTGAAAGACGACGGCGGACAGCCGCTGATCCGGCACATTGACCTGTGGAACGAGCAGGTGGAGTTTATCGAACAGGAAGAGCCGTTTGACACCCCGGCGGTGTTTATCGAATTCCGGCCAGTGCAGTGGCGCACGCTGGGAGGAACCACCCAGCAGGCAGACGTTCCGTTCCGGTTGCATGTGGTCACCAAATGGCAAGGAAGCGCAAGGGATGGAAGCGTGTTTCAGGAAGAATCGCTGGAACGCTTTGATCTGTTGGACAAGATTGACGCGCACCTGTTCAACTTCTTCCTGTCTGTCCGAAATGAATCTGTCTGTATGACCCGCCGAACGGGCAGCAGCACCAACCACAACCACGAGGAACTGGTGGAAGACATCAGCGATTTCACCTGCCAGGCCACACAGACCTTTTAACCGAAAAGCGTCAGCTGCCGTTCCGCCTGGGCGATGCGCTCCGTTACGCGCGGATCGGCGCTGGCGTTGATGATATTGTAGAAAGTCTTTTCACAGATGCGGTATTTCGGCCAGATGTAACGACGAAGGATTTCCCGGTTGGACAGTCCGCTGCGTGCATGCTCATCATAAATGCGCACAATGTCCTGCACGCGGAAGGCATAACTCATTCCCACTATTTTCTGACGGTTACCTTTCATTCTTTTAAGCCTTTATTCTTTCCGCAAAGATACAAAAAACCGCACAAAAATCAACACTTTATGCCTTGAATCACCTCTTCCGGCACTTTGGACGACAGGATTGCCGCTGCCTGCCGTAATTTTACAGCGTCATGACAGAAACAACTGATATTCTTTAGTGAGCAGGGAGAATAATGACATACAAAGACAATAATCCCCAGCATCGGTTTCGGGGACTTGTTACATATTTTGACAGATAACATTATACATCAGCACCATTTCTCATATTACTTATATAATATACCCGAGTTGTTTTACTAATGCTTTCAGTTTATCTTCGTATTCAATCAAATGTTTATATATATCATTTACTACATTTCTATCAATATGCTTTACCGTGTTAAAAAAATCTCTTCCCGAACGATGAGTCAAATCATGCCTATAATTCATAAAATCTTGTTTAATATCTGAATAATCTGGCATTTCAATATCGTAAATTACTTTTAATATATTCTTTACATCATCGAAACGATGATATATAGTTAATTGAGGTATGTAGCTATATATAACTTCTGCTCTGTCGAAATTTGTTGTTTTATTACTTAGATCGTTTCTTATTCTTTGTTTAATATTATTGTTTATCTTTAAATTGTCAATTGAGCTTATAAATTGTTCCATGTTACTTTTACTATTGAATACTATCATACGCAAAAATTCCATTAAAAACAGTTCTAAATTAGAGAAATATCCCATTAACTTCAATTTTTGAGCTGTCCATGTGTTTATTCCATTTAGAATAATATTTATACCATCTAATTCATTTGTTAGTGTAAATCTATTTAATACTCCCAAAATACGTATTTTATTATTTGAATAGAAAATAAAATCTCCTGTTGCAAACATATTCACAAACACCCTATCTTTGAACTGGTCATTATCAATTATAAGATCGCCTTCAATTATTTTATAGGGGTTAACAAAATCTCCTGTATAGTAAACACATAAGGAGTTTATATCAACATTTTCACTTGTTGTAACCAATATATTCCCTTTAATATACCAATTTTCCATATTCATAATATTGTTAATCAAACAAATGTAAGCACTATTTTGGAAAATATTTACAACTCGGGGAATTAAATATTTATAATCCCCGGCACCCGGATTAAAATATTGGGGATTTTCTTCATAGGTCAATGATTACTATATTCATGGTTTTAGCCGCATTTCTCTTCATATCAGCGGTATCATTGTTCTCGACATCGAAGCAGATACCCAGTAATTCCGGGTTCTGCTGGGATCGTTGCACCTTCAGATCGCAGGGGCGGTTCCACTTCACCCAGATGAACATAAACTGGCTGATCATGCTGTAATGAATCTTTGCCGCCACTCTGCGAGGTCTGAACAGATTAAGGTTCTGGTTCTGCATAGGGTTCTATGTTTTTAACCACTTCACCACTCAACCAGATCCGTCCGCTGCCCTGGCATTGCGGACACACTTTCTGCTGGGGATATTCCCGGCGCACGTCTTTCTCTGCATACACGGTTACTGAGCCGGTTCCTCCGCACTGACGGCAAAGGCATACACGGCGATGAATATAAGTCTTTTCTGTTTTCATCTCTTATCTGCATTTTTAAATTCAGGTTCTACATCGGGTTCTAATTTGTATGGGTAGACGTCCATAATGGCAGTTTCCGCTACAGAGGCTATCACATAGTCTATCAAAGTGCCTTTCATGCCTTCGTCCAGCTTCTTGATGGCATCACGCAGATCGGAAGCCTGTACCAGTACATTGAAAGGAGTACGCTTTTCTGCTCCGGTCTTTTCATCCAGTGTAATAACCCAGAGTTTACATTTGAACCAGCGGTCGGCTGCTCCTTCTTCGGACGGGAACAGTTCATTGTAATTCGCTTTAGCCACTCCTACAACTTCAAATTCCCCACTCATAAACGGTGTCATTTCTTCGATGATACGGCTTTCGGCTTCGGTGAAGCTGAGCGCGTCTACCAGATAAAGTTCAGTTACTTTCTTATTCATTCCGTTTTCCAATGTCTTTTCGAAACGGATTTTGCATGTAAACCAATTGTGCATCATAATTTTTCTGTTTTTGTTGAGTTTTTAAATATTACGTTAGTGTGGTCTTCTCTTGAATCATCCATACAGTTAAGTCCGTTGCCGTAGCAGCTTATGGTGTGTTCAAAAAACCAGCATCCGCTGCAAGGGTCTTCCGGATCTTCAACTTCGGCTACTTCGAGCGTATGTCCATTCCAGGTGAACGTTTCACCCAGTTTGTTTTCTTTTGTCAATTTTTCCATGCCAGTTTGATTTTATCTTTCAGCTTATTCCAGTCCCTAACCGCCATACGTGGTTCCATCCAGCAGAGCCAGCCCAGAATTCCCAGCAGATCTCCAAGGATCCGGAACAGGAATCCCAGGATGATCAGCGGCCCGATGACAAGGGAAAATGCTGTGAACAGCATGATTTGTGTACGTTTGTTCATTATTCGATGAAATAAGATATTACTACCAGATTGCTTCGCATTACTATCAGGGACATCCGGTTATCGTCTTCTCCCAGCCATACGTGGATCAACGCCCGGCGTGTGTGTCCCTCATTTTTCAGGTTCTCAATACATCCTTCGATGATCACTTTCAGACGAAGGTATTCATCACGGGTTGGCTCCAGTTCCCGGTTTTGAGTTACACGGGTCATGTATCCGTGCAGCTTCTTCATCCAGCGCGGCCACTTGTCGCGTCGGATGTTTGTTTTAAAAGTGAGTTCTGCCATAGCTATTCCAATTTAATGATTTCGCATTTCTCCAGGAAAGGAGATAATTTCTGAAAATTGTAAGCCTCAATGAAACCTCTAAATTTTCTTGCATTTTTAGTGTCTTTTACGAAGCATAATTCATACGAAAAATCCGATGAGAGTTTTGGGTATCCTTTTTTCAAATAATCTCCGGCTCCTGTCTTGATGACATATATTCCTTTCCCATACTCTTTTATCCTATCATTTATATCTTTCCCTGTCCAACAGGATATGCAATGAGGACCGGATGGTGCATTGTAATATCCTGCATCCGGATTAATCTCTTTTCCACATTTACAACAGAGTAACTTATTCATCTTCCTTTTCCTCCTCAATCCAAAATGTGATTATAGGTGTATTGTAGAGAGTGTATACCGTAATGCGATTATCTGTGCGTTCTATCTTATGGGTTACACCAAGTTTGTTTTTAGAGTTTCGAACGATGTATGTAAAGTCGTTCAAATAGTTTTCTATTACGTCCATTTCTTTCTTTGCTTCCTGCTCGGTAAGCGATTTAATTGGAAATCTCTTATGATAGTATCCTGATACCTTCAATGCGTATGCAGGAGCAGGCTTTTTGATAAATTGTCTTTCAATTCTGTACTTTTCCATCTTTCTTCCATCCATTAAGTTCATAAACCTTATCCCGTGCTTCCTCTTTGGATCGGCACTCCGCAATGGGAGTGCCTGTGCATGTGGACTGAGTGTATTCATTCCGATATACGATCCATAGATTTCCACGGCGGGAGTAACTGTACTTAGGCCGTCTGGACTGCATCGCTTTCTTTCTTTGGTTCGACATAGAAAGATTCGTCCTGTACCACCTGAATACCAATTTTCGGGAATAATTCGGCCACTTCAGGAACTTCCCGGTCGGCCAGCAGCTTGTCCTTGGCCAGTTCCTCTGTGGTACGGATATAATCAGGAAGGAATTCTTTTACCAGGTTTGTAACCGAGGCCCACGTAAAGCCTTTCAGATTCTTCAGCTTCGGGTTACCGGTGCGGAATCCGATGATACCATGTGCTGATTCCAGACTCTTTTTCTTGCTGAACAGCGTATCCTTATTCTCAGTGGCGTAGGTTTGCATCACTTCAAAGGTGCGGTCTTTCGTTTCGTTCAGTTCGGCCAGCTGGTCGGCGTACTTCTCACGGATCTTTGTCATTTCCTGATCCATCTTCGCGGTAAGTGACTGGGCCTTTGCGTCGGCCATAGCGAATTCTGCAAATGCCTGTTCGTACTGTTCGCGGCTTACTCCGCTGATTACTGTTTTCTTGGTTCTTTTTGCCATAATTAATCGGTTTTTAAATGTTGGTTAAATAGCTTTCATTCAATTTTCTTTGTATGTTCTTCTGCTTCCGTATCAGGCCTGTGAGGTTCCTGACGGCCTTGTACATGAATGTACGCGGATTGGCGATAATACGGTCTCTCTTGTCAAGGGTACGGAGTAACGTGTCTACTGCCTCACTGAATATGTCTTTACGGACTTCAGGGTCGTACAGTCGCAGGCTCTTTACCATATATACCGTCTGTTCGCCCTCCATTCGGTAAAGCAGGGCGGTAAGACTTTCCCCGTTGCCGGTGCGGTAATACTCCATCACCATGTCCATGAACCTCATGCATTCCGCAAAACGTTCCTTCAGCTCCTCCATGGTAACGGGCACGTCCCTGTACGAGGGCATGGTCTGTATCGAGCGGATGCGCTCTCTTAATGTCTCCACCTTGAATGCTCCATCCTGAATGGAGATGAAAAGTCCCTTGCGCTCCAGCTTGCGCGGGTCTATCTGCCTCACGGCACAGAAGTAGAACCGTACCCATGTCAAGGTATGCCGGACTTTATCTTCATCGAACACTGATACCGCCCCGTCACGCCCCCGTAGCTTCAGCAGGATATCCCTGTTTCTTTTCAGACTGCGTATCTCCCGGTTTCCGTTCACCTTATAGCCGGGAAAACCCGGAACAGTGATCCATTCTTTTCTTTCCATATTTCAATTCTCAATTGTCAATTAGTTCGTCCTCCATTGCCGCCAAATCGTATCCCAGTTTCATGGTTTCATCAGCCTGTTGTCCGCAGAAGTTCTCCAATTCGCGGAGTATCGTTACGCGGTCGCCGAAGTCAAACTGTTGCATGCGGCTCATAATGTCATTCTGGATTTGTTCGATTGTATGTTCCATGATTATTCCTTGTTTGATTTACTGTCCTTGTAATCTTTCACTACCGGGCTACCAATCAGCTCGCGTCTGCTGTAATACACGCTACGTCCTTTCTGATATCCTGTTATCAGCCCTTTGTTAGCCCATCTTTTTATAGTTGTTTTTCCACATCCTATTAATCTGCATGCGTCAGCCTGACCTATCAAATCATCCGGTGCTTCTGAAATATCTTTTCGAGGTACAGGTGCTACGTCTCCAACTCTCAGTCCAAGTCTTCTTTCCACCCTTTCTAAACGTCGTAGAAGCTTTTTGTACTCCGAAAGGCTCAGGGTAATTGTTTCCTCCTGCTCTTCATCTTCGGGTTCGTCTTCCAGATCCGGACAGATGGAACTGATACCAATCTTTCCTGAGAGGAACATAGCTGCATCCCTTGCAGCATAGAACAAGGTTTCGTTTTGCTCGTCTTCCGGAACGTCGCGCACATACTGATTGAATACCCATGATTCGCTGCGTTTTTCTTCTAAAACTTCCCTCTGTATGCGACATATCGGATCGTAATTACGTTCTTCCAGATACGCTATTGCACGATTTATTTCTGATTGCTTTCTCATATCATTCCTCCTTTCTTGCCATTGCCTCAAATTGTCGTTTCACTTCCTTCAGTTCCTCCAGCGACATTTCCGTAAGAGGCTTGCGGAACTTGCTGCGTGTACGGCAGAACTGGTTTATCTTCGCTTTGTTCATTTCAAAATCCGCTTCCGTTTCGTTCGTGTAATTCTTGTTCAGACAGGAGATATGAAACGAAAGGGAAAAAATCTGTTTCACTACTTTGCGTGCCTCACGATGGATGCGGTCAGCTTCCTCACGGTTGAACCGTGTTAGCAACAGTCCGGCTTCTTCTTTGGTCAGTCCGGCGGTGCTGTCGGTTCTTCCTTCCGTGAACTGGCTGATAAAACCATGGCGGTCATCATCATCAAATCCCATTTTCCGGAACTGAGCGTGCAGCGCCTTCACCTGCTGCGGTGTGATTGGACGGTCTTTCATCATTGTTCTCATGTATTCTGATTATGAATTGTAAATTGAAAAGATTATTCTTCTCCGTAATATTGCCGGGCTTTCTCCGGCACGATATCGTAATGTCCTACGGGACCGATAAAGCGTCCTTTTGAAAAGGCCCTGAAGCCTTCCACGTAGATCTTCAGCGAGGCATCGTACATCACTCCTTTGGCGGCACGTCCGTTGGGTAACTGGCCTTCGGCGTGGCTGATGAAGATGAGCAGCTTCCGCTTATGTTGTTCCTTAAAGTCAATGTACTGACGGTACGTCATTCGTGTGTACTGGAAGGAATCGATAACCACGATGTCCGGGCTTTTCTGCCGGCGGAGTCGTATGCTGAGTTCATCCATATTCTCGTTGTCGATCAGCAGGAACTTCTTGTTTACTTCCATCATCCCGGTTCGGCGGATGGCATCCTGCATGGTGCGGCAGGCACCTTCCTCCATGCTGTCGTATGCCACACGGCCAAAACGGCACAAATACTTGCAGAGCTGGAGGGCAAAACTGGTCTTTCCGCTACCGGAGTTTCCCCAGATGATCCAGACTCCACGGCGTTCCGGAGTGCCGAATGCATCATACCAGAGACCATCGAAATCCATCACATCAAACTTCATGGAAAGAAGCTCACGAACCCCTTTCGCGTTGCGGTCGAAGGTGAATTTCTTTTTCTGTGGGGGCGGTGTAGTATCCTCTTTATTCATTGCTTCCTCCTTTCCTTCTTGCTTCGATAATACGTTTCTGACGGTGGATGCATCGTTTCACGCGGCGAAGGTCGTTGTCGCTTCGCCTGGCATCTTTCAGCACCTCTTCGATATCGGCACGGTCGGTCAGATTGTTAGCCTGACAGATGGCGTATATGTCATTCTGCTCCGTGGAAGATACATCGAAGAAACGGCGTCCGATGCGGCTGTTTATTTCCTTGTAACCTTTCTTGTTGTAGCGAAGACCGGCTTCCATACGGCGCTTGATGTAATCCGTACTGAGAAACACGATACCTGAGTGTCCTTCCAGACGGTTGTAAATGCTGATGAAGTAGTTGAACACGCTGTCAGTAAGCTTGTCGCCTTCATCAAACACCAGCAGCGGATTCCCCAGGAAAGAAATCATACTGATGGCATTCTCCAGCATATCGCGGAGGTTGGTCGTGTCGGTAGGTGCGCCTACCTGTTTGGCTATCTCACGAACGAAGTCTGAGCGTCGCATATCTTCCGAACAAAGGATGTAGAACACGTTACGGTGCGTGCGGCGGTATTCAATGGCTGCCGTGGTTTTTCCGCATCCGGCATCACCCACAATCCATGTCACATTCTTGTATGCCTGTGCGTCACTCAGCGCAAAAGTGATTTCCTTGAAGGTCTTTCCTTCGTGAAGGTTCCATGAGTCAAAGGCAAAGCCTATCTGCGTGGCGATACGTACAAACATTTCGTCGCTGATCAGTTCATACTTTCCGTTGCATAGCTGGCTCACGGTGGCCGAGCTTACGCCCTGCAAACTTTCTGCGGCACGGTTCAACGTAGGGTAATTTGAGCGGTAGGCAATCAGTGCGCTACGCACCTGTTCTTTCATTTCTGTTGTTAATCCTTTCATTGTTTTAATAGGTATTTAAGTATTGTTTAATCAAATCGTTAGAATTTTCCCAAGCTGTCCAGTTCATCAAACGTCAGGTTCGATACTTTTTTTGTCCAGTCTCCTGATGATGCGAAGGTCAGCGGTTCATCTGCCAGTACAGGCTCTTCCGGAATATCCGTTTCGGGCATCGGTACCGGAGCTTCCAGTGTGCCACGCTTCATTTCTTCGCGGTATCCGTCAAGCTGCTTTTCGCTCACGGCCACCGGACGCGGTATCCGAAGTTGGGTGTATGCTTCGCCCATGGCTTCCTCCATGAAAAGGTCTTCCTGGGCGATGTGCATGGCTGCACGTGTGCGGCGGTTGGCATCCAGTTGGGCAAACAGATAAGCGTTTTCCTCTTCGGTGCGTTCCTGAGTGGCACGATGGATCGTGACTTTCGGTGTAGCGATGGCCGCATACTTGGCTCCCGTGTCAGTCACCGCCCAGAGTTCGATGCGGGTCATGTCTTCCGGATCGTAGCGGTAGAGGAACTGACGGCCTACGTTCTGAAGGTGGAAGTTCATGTCTATCAGCCCGTCGTCGCCATACACCATGTAGCTGTATTCCTGCTTGTTCATGCGGAAATTGAAACCTTCCTTGGTGTATTGCACCGGAGCCTGAGAGAACAGCATGAAGATTTCGTGTGCTTCGTAATCATCCAGCGGTTGAGCTTTCGGATTCTCGATGGCGGTGTACATTTCCAGTCGGGTCATGCCGGTGGGGCTGGTAGGATGCTGCATCGAATTCCATTCTTCGCGGCAGTCGGCATATTGCTGTTTCAGTTCCTCCAGCGTGGGAAGCTGGTCGATGTTTGCCATTACCAGGTCGATATTCGCGCGGCTGGAAAGCTTCCTGGCCGTGATGTTCTGACCGGTGAAGTTGTAAAGCTTGTGAAGAACCTGCTGCTGGAACCGTCCGAAAGCGGACTCGATGGATTTGGACTGGCCGTTATGCGGCATCGTGGTTTTGTGAAGATGACAGAGTTTCTTGAAGAATCCCTGCGAAGCCAGCTTCTTGTGTCCTCCCTGGTTATCGGTCACTATCTCGTAAGGCTTTACCTTCCATGTCTGGAGTGCCATACGGTATGCCATGTACTGGTTGTAGAAGTTTTCGCCGTCACCGATAAAGTAGCCGAGGAACAGTTCCGTGCAGGCATCCATCACCTCGTACACATCGGTGGTTCGTGCCACCCATCGCTTCTGTCTGTCATCGTATGCACGGTAGTAAAGGTTTATCTTCGTACCGTCTGAATACCACAGCGAGTTAGGCATGGACGGCATTACCGTATCGAAGGTTGGCATATACTTGTTCTTGAACCCCCTTTCGCCATTTACTGCGGCATACCACCACACCATCACCGCCGGATCGTTCAAGTAACTGTGCATCGTGGTAGGACTCTTGATGGTTTTCAACCCGCGAAGCGTTGCCTGACGGTTGTATTCCTCAAAGAGCTGCATATCGGTGTAAACCGGGAACTTGCTTCGGCGGAGCTTCAGCAGAAGAGCTCCTTCGGCCTTTCCGATGCGGCGTGCCGCATTGTTACCCAGATTGCCGCTAACCAGAACCACATATCCCTCGCGTTTGTAAGCATTGAACTTTTCGCGCAGGCGTGCCGGATTCTTCGGCAGTGTGTGACCTGTGATTTCGCGGAGACGCTCACAGCAGATCTGCACGCTGCTCCATGTTTCCGCACGCCGGGAGAAACCGCCTTTAGCGTGTTCCACACTGCGTGCCTTTTCCGTCCGCAGCATTTCGTTCATCACCTGAGCGTTCAAAATGTATTCCAGCTGACGGGCCGGATCAATACGTGGCTCAAACTCCTTGTAGAAGCGTACAGCTTCGGCATCGAACCGGATCTGTGTGTTAATGTACTTTTCCTGCTCACGCTGTTTCATTTCCTCGTATGCGTTTTTGAATGTGTCATCGTATGCTGCACGGAGCCGTTCCGGCATGGAGCGGTAGGCAATCAGGGCCTCGCGTCCGTTACCTCCCCGCTGGAGGAGGGTAAGCTTGCCTTCACGTACATACTTGTCGTAAGTGGGCTTACTGATAATACCACCACGAACAAGCTCCGTAAAGCTGACGCATAATGTGTTTCCGTACATTTCCATGATTAATTCGTTAAGATTGTAGTCCGGCTCCGGGGCTTGAACCCGGATGGCAGCCGCTTCACTCCTTCTTTTTACCATATTCCCAATTCCTATTGAAAACAGCCCAATATGTCAAATTACAGTCGTTATCCTGAATGTGTGAAGTTCTGCAAGCCGTGTGTGATTTATTCCTTTTTCTGTGCTTCCCGCTTCTTTATTTCTTCATCCATCCATTCCTGGAATTCTTTATCCTCCTTGTCCATCCGTATTGCAGCAGGTATGAGTGCCAGGCAGAGGCAGGTTGTTATAATCAGGTTCATTGTACCGTCTGTCAGCCGGTTCAGTATGGCTGCTGCCAGTATCAGCAGCAGATAGCGTGTGGTGGTATTGATTCGTTTCATGATTCTATGATTTTGAGTTTGGTGCCATCCCTATTCTCGCGAACCGGAATAGCAATGAGCAATCATTTATGTAGTTGGTTGATGTCTTTCTCTTTTCTTAATTTCCTCAAACAGTTGTGCCTGCATCTTTATCAGCATGCAAAACTCTTCATCTTGAATAGCTTCGCGAAATCCTCTGTCGCCTTTTACCAGGTCTATCAGTTCGCATACATGTTCAAGCTGGGATTCAATGTTCTTAAAGGAGTATTTTGTAAAATTCATACAGATTACTTTAAAGGTTTACAATTTCCGCATATGGATTTTCCATTTCCTTCAGTTCATACAGTTTTGCTCCGTGATTCAAGGCATACGAGCGGATAAGTCTTGCTGTAGGACTGTTGGTATCGTATGCCAAAGCCGAACGAACAGATCGGGTCGTTACTTTCAGTTTTGCGGCGATTTCCACCTGAAGTTCACCGCTTGCTTTAATGAGTTTTTTTGTTTCTGCCATAATTTTATTGTTTTATAGTCTTTATTTTGTACCTTTAGGGCGTGTTCCTATTGGAATACTTTGCAAATGTATGGGATAATTTTCAACCATACAAGTAAAACGATGATAATTTTCAACTTTATGGGAAATATTTTATCTAGAATACAGGATATAGCATCCAATGAAGGCATAACAATAGGTGCTTTAGAACGATGTATAGGGGCCAGTAAAGGTGTCTTGTCTCGTGCAATTAACAATGGAACGGATATACAATCTAAGTGGATTTCTATACTGGTTGAAAATTATCCCCAATATTCGCCAGCATGGTTACTCACAGGAGAAGGCAACATGCTACGTGTAGAGTCTGAAAAAGAAGTAAAACTGCCATCCGTAAATCAAACATACGAGGGTACACCATATTTTAATGTAGATTTTATAGGAGGTTTTGATGTAATTGTGAATGATCAGACACGGAATCCCGACTTCTACATTAATTATCCTCCTTACAACCAGGAAGGAGTGGTATGGTGTAACCTCACTGGTCATTCTATGGAGCCAGAGATAAGCAATGGTGACATCATCGCACTTCGTGAAGTAACCACACCTATCCAATATCTCCCTGCTGGAGAAATATACGGTATTGTCACAGAAGAATACCGTACAGTAAAAAGAGTAAGGTTAAGTCAGAAAGAAGGTTACGTCCGGCTTATTCCTTCGAACAAAAGTGAAGAGTTCTGCGAACAGGAAATCCCCATCAGCATGATCCTAAAAGTATATGCTGTTTTGGGAAGTATAAGAAAGTTCTTTTAATATAGTCATGATAGTATGAAAGCATTTATACATATACTTTTCTTTGTATCTTTCTTTTTATGCTCATGCTGCAATACATCTGAAAGAGAAATAGAAAGAGCAATATCAAATTTTGTTCAAGCTTCTTTACCTGAAACTTGGACTTATGAACCTATTGCATATTCAGTAATTGATAGCGCTATATCAAAGGTTGAAGATACAAAACAATATCAAGAATATGTAAAGGCTCAAGCGCAATTGGATTCAGCTTTTATACATGATGAAGCTACAAGCTATTATAATGAGAAGAAAGATTTGGAATCTAAATTTACTCCACACTGCATAGGGAAAAAGATTATTCATGCCTATTTATGCTCAACAGATTTCGGGGATTCTTTATTCATCAATACATATATAGTTGGAGCTGATGGAGATATTACCAAAAGTAATGCAACTTCTGTATATGTTTCATCTCCAGATTCTATACGAATGGAGTCGACAAAAAAGCAGCTGAAACAATTTCTTGACGAGGCTGTGACATTATGAAAATAAATTATTAGACATATTCAAGAGTTACACAGATAAAGACAAATATAATATGAGTGAAAATAAAAAATCAATGATATTAAGAGCCTTTACAATATCTAATTCAAATATAAAAACTTCTGAATCAGATATAATGGAAAAACTTGAGATGAAGTTACATGACAGCGTCGCTTATGATAGGATAATGCCTTTACGAAATGAAAAAGATAGTCCAGAAGATTTATTGTCTGATTATACTATTAACCCTGGGAAATATATATTTGGAGTAATGTTTAGGCTCATTCCTACCAAAGAGGTTAATAATATCCCAGATGATTTGTTTACACATTCTAAAATTCAAATAGATGAAATACGAAGTAAAGAAGCAAAAACCGGATTGACATGTAAAGAACATTTTTATTTTGCCATAAATAACTCTCATCTTGTAACTAATCTTCCAGGAAATAAGACAATTAAAAGTTTGCAAACTTATTTAAATTGGTTGACGGAAGCATTAAGGGGAGATACATTTTACGATTTCAACCCCAAAGTAAGCTCTGAAAAAATAAAATTAAGTAATTTGCAGAAAATTATTGTCTCGGATCCAAATGCAAAACAAAAAATCAGTTCGCATAAAGGAGAAGCTTCAAATAAAGTTATTAAATTAGCAAAAGATTTAATTAGTAATCTTTTAGAGACAGCTTCAGATTTAGAACAGATAATTGAGAAGAACATCCTTTCAGCAAAATTGGTTGTTAGTTTTTCAAAACCTAAGAGTATGTCTGAAGATGATTATAAACGAGAGTTAAGTGCTTTTTTAAAACCTGTAAGTGATGCTGAAAATATAGAGTTTAAAACTCCCAAAGGCCAAATTAAAGGTACAGATTTATTGTTATCTGAAATTGCAGATATAGATCTATTAGAAGATGGATCTCTAAATGAAAAAACAATTTTAATGGCAATGACTAACTATCTAGTCAAACTAAAAAATATGTAA